TACGGTTTACACCCGGTGCCCCCCCCAAGGTTGCGCCTTGGGGGACCCAGTGCCGTTGTGAATGTTTGCCACCATGGCGGACAGCCGAGAGCAGCCTTGCGAGCTGCCCATAGACACCAGCTACGGTGCTGTCCTCTCCGTTTACCATGGATCTTGCCACTCACAGACGCTCCTACCCCTACTGATCTGACTCAATAGGCTTCTGAGGAGGTGGGGGTGGGGGTAGTGGTCTGGGCAGGGGGCCGCCTGGCTCCTTAACGAGGATAATATCCCGCGCAGGATCGAACATGCCCCCGCCACGCTCCACGCCCCTAAAAGCCGTCTCCGTAAACAAAAATGTTGGGTGCAATAGCTCGATTTCATAATCAAACCATATGCGACCAACATTAAATGTATCGGTGGCGGTACCACCGGTGGGGCTTACAGTGTACCCAAGGAAAGCGGCCACAGCCTGATTGTCTGTGCTCGTGCCATCAGTGGCCGCATCGACGGTGTGCCACGGCACCCTCTGGTGGGTCCGTGCCACATCGACCTCCACCATATTGGTACTGATGGAGCCCTGGTTGGTTGTTGTCATGGTGGAACCCCAAACGGGGCCCACAGAGGCAGAACCGCACTGGGACAGCGCAATGGAGGAAGACCCCGTCACACCTACCCAGCCGTTCAAATCCTCACGCTCATACATCAACCCCAGCGTGATAGCCCCCCCGGTTGTGGAGGGACAGGCACTCTGGTACAGCACCCGCAGCTTCTTCCACCTGTACAGCCCATAACGCCGGCAAATGCCGCTTAGCCAAGGGAAGACATTGGAGTCGGCTGGGTTGAGGCCCAACGCACCAGCCACGGACAGTGAAGCAGCGCCCGAAACAAGCACAAATTGCTCATTGTTGGCGATCTGCAACCCAGCCTTGGTCGACGTGATGCGTGGCCCACTGGCCCGATAATTAGTGGTTTGGCCCATGGGCCCACCAGGGATATCAATGGCTCGGGCAGCCATGACCCCCCTCTTCATAACCTTCTTGGTCTTCATGATCCGAATGCCAACGTGTCGTTGCGATAGGTGTAGCGACTACCTATCAACCCCAAGTCAGTGCGTGAGAAGGAGGCAGCCAACTCAGCCTCATACTCCTCTTGCACCCAAGGAGGCATGCCGAATGCCCTGTAAAAGGACACCCGTGCCTCATTGGTGACGGGCTGGCTCACGGGGTCAAGGCCTTTGGCCATGTAGCTCATGCCACTGCCATCAGCCAATTCCCCAACGCCACCCCCGAGCCTCATCAGTCCCTGGTAGAACACCTGCAAAACAGGCACCCCAGCTGACAAACTGAGCCCGGCGGTACCAACACCACGTAGCCACAACTTGTATGGCATGGAATCGGGATGCAGGCAGAAAGTGTCCTTGTCAAGCACGTGTGCAAAATTCCTGCACATGACCCACCGCCCAGCAGCGAACACCGGCCGAGTCTGGCAGAACTCAATCTGCTCGAACTCATACACGGTATCCTCCACCTTCATAGTGAACCCGAACTTGAGGAACCATGATGTTATTTGGTTCCTGACCACTCTCTCCCACTTGCGGGGCACTATCAACATGCAATCGTCCCCATTGTTGGCGAGCCTGGCAGGTACCCCGAGCTTTTCGCATAGGGCCCAAACCATGGCCGTCATGATGAGGCAGTTGCCTAGTGATGTGTTCATGTCCCCGCTCATGCGGCAGCCTTCCACTTCGTATGCCACGACACCCTCGGGTGTATGACATTTTCCGCGGTTGACGAGTTGCCAGCGCAGCAGCTCCGCCAGGCGCTTCGAGTGGAACATCCCATTGTAAATGGAGTGCTCCCACTCTAGTGCCTGGCGGCTCACATGCTGGTCAAACCTGCTGGCATCCAATCCTATCCCACATGGCTGTGGTATAGAATTCCACATGTCCCGCATATGCCGTGCGGTGTCCACGCTGTTGTAGCCCTTCATGACAGTGGGGCCCCCCCAAATGTCGGCAATGGCACGGTATATGTTGTGCTCGTGTGCCTTCAAATAGGGCCCAACTTCACAGTTGTACCTCACGTCCCGGGGCTGGATGACGCGAGGCGCTGGATCGGCTTTGTCGCTCAAGTTGAGCTTCTCAGCCTTCACGAACGTCTTGAGCTTAGCATCGCTTTTTACAGCGGGACGTCGGAGTACGTCCTCTGCAGCTGCTCGAACCAAGTGCTGCTTGGCACCCTTGTACGAATCAATGAATTGCTCCATTGACCAAGGGCGGCATGAACCCAGCACCCGTAACAGCCGGCCTCGAAAGGCACTCAGCTCATCCTCAAAGACGTTCGCCGCAGGTTTGGGCGGAGGCACCAATGCACCATTCTTGGTGACCCGAAAAACCCTCTCCACCAACCCGCGCAGCACATTCCGAAGGGAGTGGTTGTGAACACCATAAATGGTGCCCAACCCCACCCCTGGGAGGCACATGGCCTTCCTGACACGGGAAATCCCAGACTTGATGCGTACCGTAATGGGCAATTGAC